ACCAATTTCAACGCAGAAACATTCTTTACTGCAGCCAATTTTTTATCATACGGTAATAAGCTTTACATCGCTCGTGCAGCAAACACATCAGATGCAACGGGTGCAAACGGTGCCCTAACTGCATATGCAAACGTTGGTGCAGTAACAAGCAATACAAATCTTGTCGTTAAAAACGACGATGATTTTACAGACGCTACCGTTACGACAAACCTTGCGGCCGAGACAAACGTGCGCTTTGTAGCTCGTTATCCAGGTGAGATGGGAAACTCGTTGAGAATTTCTGTATGTGATACAGATGCTACATTCTTCTCAAACACATCACTGTCTGGGGCTGATGCAAACATCAGTTCAAACGCTCAGTTGACAACCATTGTTGCTAATACCGGTTCAAACACCTTCACAATTAATATCGGCCAAAGCGGTACAGGTACGATTGCTGAAGCTGTATCCAGAGCAACTACTATCAAAGCTCTATTGAGTGTCGGTGACTTGGTCGTTCTAGGTAATACAACGACTGGCACACAACTGGTTAAAGTTACTTCAATTGGTAACATAACCAATACCGCTACTCAAGCAACCGTTACAGTTAACGTCGCAACTAATTACACACTGACAACAGTGGGTGGTGAGAGTGTTGCAAACGTTAATACTATTGACACCGGTTATCTAAAACGCTACTGGGAGTACGCTTTCAACGTTGAAAGAACAATCGGTACATCCAACTATGTTCAGAATTTTGGTAATTCATCAGCTAAAGACGAAATTCACGTCGTTGTTGCTGACGAAAATGGTAAGTTTACTGGTACACCAGGTGCTGTGTTGGAAGTTTACGCAGGCGCTTCTCGTGCTACAGATGCTAAGACTGAAGACGGAGCAACCAATTACATCAGAACTCTGATTAACCAGAATTCAAAGTATGTGTACTACAACGTTGATAGAGCATCAGGTTACACAAATACTGCCATTGCTATCGCATCAACAGCTACCAACACCCCACTCTCACTATCGTTTAACAATGGTTCAGATGGTCTCGATGAAGCTAACGTAGCGGTCGGTGTACTAACAACTGGGTACGATCTATTTGCATCGTCAGAAGAGATCGATATTTCCCTTATACTGCAAGGTAAGGCAAGAGGTGGTGTGGCTGAAACATCCACAACCGCAGCTACCAGTCTTGTGCAATTAGCCAATTACATTATCAGTAACGTTGCCGAGACACGTAAGGATTGCGTTGCATTCATTACACCAAATAAGTTCGCAACCGTACAAGTATCTGCAGGTAATGAGTATGAGAAGGTTGCAGCATATCGTGCAGCAGTTACATCCTCTACATACGCAGTTATTGACTCAGGCTACAAATACCAGTACGACAAGTACAACGATGTATATCGCTATGTACCTCTGAACGGTGATATTGCCGGGCTATGCGTGCTGACAGACAATGTACGTGATCCATGGTTCTCACCAGCTGGCTTCAACCGCGGTATTATCAAGAACGTTATTAAGCTTGCTTACAACCCATCTAAGGCTGAGAGAGACATTCTCTACAAGGCTGGTGTTAACCCTGTTGTTTCATTCCCAGGCCAAGGTACTATCCTTTACGGTGATAAGACAGCGTCTGCTAAGAGCTCTGCTTTCGATCGCATTAACGTACGTAGATTGTTCATTGTACTTGAAAAAGCAATCTCAACTGCTGCTAAGTTTGCACTGTTTGAATTCAATGATGACTTCACACGCGGTGAGTTTAAGAACTTGGTTGAGCCGTTCCTACGCGACGTTCAAGGTCGTGGTGGTATTCTCGAATTCAAGGTCGTATGTGATACAACCAACAACACTGCTGGTGTAATTGATAGAAACGAATTCGTTGGCGATATTTACATTAAGCCAAACAAGTCTATCAACTTTATTCAGCTGAACTTTGTCGCAGTTAGAACAGGTGTTGAGTTCTCCGAAATCGTCGGAAGATTTTAATAAATAACTAAGACAAGGAGAAACAAATATGGCGTTTAATGTAAACGAAATTAGAAGTCAGTTAACCTTGGGAGGGGCTAGAAATAGCCTTTTCCAGGTACAGATTCAAAACCCGGCTAACGGTGTGGCAAACATCAAAGTACCTTTCATGGTAAGAGCAGCTCAAATCCCTGCATCTACCTTAGGTATGATTGAAGTACCATACTTTGGTCGTAAGGTTAAGCTGGCTGGCGATAGAACATTTGCTGACTGGACTGTTACCATCATTAACGATGAAGACTTCCTGATCCGTAATGCAATGGAGCAGTGGTCTAATCAAATCCAATCACATCAGGGTAACCTGAGAAACTTCAGCTCTGCAAGCCCCCTGGCTTACAAAGCACAGGCTCAAGTGACACAGTTTTCAAAGACCGGTGTACCTATTAGAACATATACGTTCAATGGTATCTACCCTTCTGAAATCTCCACAATTGAGTTGGATTGGAATTCTACAGACACCCTTGAAGAATTCACAGTAACATTCCAGTACGACTGGTGGGATGTTTCAGGTGGTTCAACCGGCAACGCCGGCGGCGTTTAATCATGAGGCGGTATTTTTACCGCCATTTTTATTGAGGATATATGGCAGAATTATTTGGTTTTGAAATTCGCCGCAAGCAAGAACTTGCGCAACAAGCAAACCCCGACATCCAAACCTTTACACCAGAGGCTAAGGATGACGGGGCTGTTGTTGTTGCTGCAGGTGGTGCTTACGGTACATACGTTGATATGGAAGGATCGGCTCGTTCTGAAGCTGACCTAATTAACAAATACCGTGAAGTAGCCCAGCACCCAGAAGTGGATACCGCTATTGATGATATTGTTAACGAAGCTATTGTATCTGAGCCTGAAGAAAAGGTAGTACAGATTAACCTTGATGATGTACAGTTATCATCTAGCGTCAAAAAGACAATCACGGCAGAGTTCGAAGAAGTTCTGAATATGCTCAAGTTTGAACAGCAACCATATGAGTTGTTCAGACGTTGGTACATCGATGGTAGATTGTACTACCATATTGTTATCGACAATAAAAGACCTCAAGAAGGCATACAAGAAATTAGATATCTTGATCCGCGAAAAATACGCAAGATCAGAGAGATCAAAAAGAAAAGAGACCCTAATACAGCTACTACCACTACCAAGGTTAATGCTGAGTACTACTTGTACAACGAGAAGGGGTTAAATAATCAAAAAGCAGGAGCTGCATCTGCTACCGATTCTCAAGCAACCACTGGTCTGAGAATTGCAAAAGACAGCATCGTCCATGTCACCTCCGGTATGATGGATGTTAATAACACAATCGTACTTTCATACCTGCACAAGGCTATCAAGCCTTTGAACCAATTACGAACACTTGAAGATGCAACCGTCATCTACAGAGTATCTCGTGCCCCAGAAAGAAGAATCTTTTACATCGACGTTGGTAATCTACCAAAGATGAAGGCCGAGCAGTACTTGAGTGATATCATGACCAAGTTTAAAAACAGACTGGTGTATGACTCAAGTACAGGTGAGATCAGAGATGACCGTAAGTTCATGACAATGTTGGAAGACTTCTGGTTCCCAAGACGTGAAGGTGGTAAGGGTACAGAAGTTACAACACTACCAGCTGGACAAAACCTCGGTGAGATGTCAGACGTTGAATACTTCCTAAAGAAGCTGTACAAGTCACTGAACGTACCTACTTCAAGACTCGAATCATCAAACGATGCATTTGATATCGGTAGATCAACACAGGTGTCAAGAGATGAGGTGAAGTTTGCTAAGTTCGTAAACCGACTTAGACTACGCTTCTCCCAATTATTCATAAAGTGTCTAGAAAGACAGTTGATACTTAAAGGTATCACAACATCTACCGACTGGGAAGAAATCTCACAACACATCCGCTTCGATTACGCCAAAGATAATCACTTTGCTGAACTGAAAGAAACAGAAGTGTTGACTGGTAGATTGAACACATTGAACCTGATCGAACCTTATGCAGGTAAGTACTACTCACAT